GTTGCAATGTAAAAGTTACCAAAATCAAACTTATTTACATCTGTGTTAGCTGGTTGTAAACCACTACGAATATACTTTCCTGAAAAATCACCATTACATAAATCAGGATTTAACTTTAATCTAATTTCTGGAGTACAAGGCATACCATCCTTATGTGGTACTGAATCCATCATCTGCTGCTTAGTATTTGGCGCAGCATCCGATGGATCATAATCATGCTGTAAAACAACTTTACCAGCATCCCCAGCTGTATTAAACTCCGAAACTTCTCTACGATAAATCCACTCAAACCTCCTAATTTTATACTTTTCATAAAGAATAGATTCTTTTGAACCCCAAGACATAGGACCATTAGTATTCGTAATATTTGTATTATTACTAGTCCCGGCATTTGATAAACCAGGATTACAACTAATTTTAACAGGATTCAAATTCACACTACTTAATACTTCACAAATATACTCTTCATTACGAATAATTCTACTTTTCTTACTAAACCCATCATTACCAGATCCACCAAGTCCCAAACGACCAGTTCCTCTGTTAGGACGACGAGCTCTATTTCTTCTTTTCTTCTTAAGATTACCAGTTAATGCCACTGGCCAAGGAGGTAAAGGAGGAGGTTGATTAACAATTTGCCTCTTTCTACGCTCTCTTTGGGCTAATGATTGTACATTAACACCATTAGATAAAGTTAAACTACCAGCACTTTGAGCCATACGCGCAAGTGCTCTATTACGACGGGTATTCTTTGATACCATTTTAGATTGCTTTTCTTCTATATTATAAGGGAAAATTGTACCAATATCAGCACAATTATAATCTAGAACACTATATATATTTTTTAAAATTTTAAAAGAGCTGGATTCCTGGACAGGGAACCCATTTAAAGGCCTACTCTCTTGTCCAATATATAACTGTTCTATTTCCATATCATTCTTATAAATAGATTTAATCATGTCCATAGAAAAACTAATCTTATCATTTAACTGTACACTTCCTACTAAACTATCAGCATAAACTTGATTCAAATAATTTATATACTTCGCTATTACAAATCGACATTGCAAATTAGGCCAACTGTCAATACGCAAAGCATATGCACGCAATAAATGCCAGCGCACATCATTATAATCTGAACCATAAACCAGCGAACTTAACACTTTTTCAGTTTCGGGCACGGGCAACCAACACCCGCCTCCTCTCGGAGTAAATACAAACTTATGTGATAAAAAATCACAATCAGCTAATTTACGCGGCTCCCAAATGTCATTAGAAGGTGTGGTAACCACACCTAATTGTAACCATATTCGGGCAATATTGCGGGCATTAAACCAAGACACAATATTATCAGCTACTGTAAACGTATTATCATCGCCATTGAGCACAGCTTCAACAAAATTCATAAATTCTGTATAAGAAGGCTCAATCTCCATTTCGAAACAAAGCATAATATAAGCATAAGCTAATAGTCTAAAAAGATTTAAAGTGTTATCAACTATTGTATTACCAGAACCACTAGGATTACCAGTGTCTTTTTGAACAAGATCACCAGTCTCCAACACAATAACTGTATTTATAATAGAATCATATAGAGCCATATGACGATTCCAATTTTCAGTAGTACGCTCTACAGGATCAAGAAACTCCCAACGCATATCTCGTACACCTTCCATGATTTTTCTAAAAAGAGAAGCATCAAAAGAAGACTCATCAAGACAAAAAGCATTAGGATGTTTATTTAATCTTGTAAATATTGCATCAAAACCACGAAAATATTTTGAACCACCAACAAATGACCAATGTTTACCAACTGTATCATAAAAACGATTATTCTGATCAACATACATTCGATTACAACTAGCAGAATGTTCAAATGGTGATGCAGTAAAAGTTCTAAGCTTATCATACAAAGCACCATAATCAGCCAACTTTTCAATATGTCGTAACTCAACTTTAACTGTAGAACTCCATATTGGTACAATTCTATCCACATTTTCTCCAGCAATAACATCCCAGTAATCATCTAAAACAGATATACCAGAATCTAGAAATTCAGTCTTGGAATGAAACTCCAAATTCC